AAAACAATCTAAACTTCAAGAATTAAGAGAAGAGGCAAAGAACTTTGCAGATGTCAATTTTTCTGATATGTCAGCAGAACAAAAAGAAGAATGGGCAAAAAGAAATGAAGAACTTGAAAGCCTTTCAGCAGAAATAAGAGAGCAACAAGTTTTCGAAAAGCAAAAAGCTGAAAATGAAGTTGAACTTGAAAAAGGTGCTGAAGTAAAATCTCTTCCAATTCATGAAGAAGAAAAGAAAATCACAAGAAAATCATTAGCAGATATGGTAATGGAATCAAAAGCATACCAAGCATATAAAAATGACGGAATGCTTAATGTAACTTCTGAGATTAAGTGGAATCCAATTCTTGAAAGAAAAACTCTTTTAACAGAAACTGGTTATCCACCTGCAGTAGTTAGAGATGATTTAATTGTCCCAACTGCATTGAGAAATCCTAATACTGTTGTTGATTTGTTCTCAGTTATTACAACTGACCAATATCAATACAAGTATTTGGAAGAAACAACCTTTACAAACAACGCTGCAGAAGTAGCCGAAGGCAACGCATTCGGTGAATCAGCTCTAGCATTTACAGAGAACACAGAAGAAATAAGAAAATTCGGTGTTTCTATTCCTGTAACTGAAGAGCTTTTAGCAGATGTTGCAACTGTAAATGGTTATTTAGATTCAAGATTAAGAACAATGTTACAGCTAAGACTTGACAGCGAACTCTTGAATGGTAATGGAACTGCACCAAATATTCGTGGTGTATTAAACAAATCTGGAATCAATACTTTTGATTATTCCTCATTCGCAGGAAATCTTAAGAGAATTGGCCAGATCTATCAAGCAATTACTGAAATCAGAAAAGATGCATTCTTAGAGCCAGACGCAATACTTATGCACCCATCTGATTGGTATGATGTTGTTACAGAAGTAAACGCTGTTACAACTTCAGGTGCTTTACAACCATTATTCATTGGAAACGGAATGTTCAATGGTGCACCTACAGCTAGTATGTGGGGTGTTCCAGTTGTACCAACAACCGCAATATCCGCAGGAACAGCTCTTGTCGGTGTATTCGGTGGCGGTTTAGCTGCACACATTGTAAGTAGAGAAGGCATGGATGTTTCAATGTCTGATTCACATGATGACTTCTTTACAAAAGATAAAGTAATGATGAAAGCAAATATGCGCTTAGGTTTCGCAATCTATCGAGCAACTGCTTTCTGTTCAATTACAAACTTCTAAAGTTAGTAATTATGGTTTTGTTTTCTCACTCGTCTTATGGATCGAGTGAGAAACAGAACTCAAAGGAAAAAGGAAAAATGGCTTACAAATTAAAAAAAGATTTATATAAAAAAGATGACAAATATGTAGAATCTGACGGACATCCAAAAGAGTTCGCAGGTCAATCTGTTTCTTTAGTAGCTAGAGCAGGTGAAGAAATATCTGATATACAAGCTAAAGAATGGGGTTTAGGAAAAAAGGCAAAAGCACCTAAAGAAAACAAAGCCAAGTAGGTTTTAAATGGCTGGTCAATATATTGATAAAGATGATTTAAAAGGCTACATCGGTTTAAGTGGAACAGCTCAAGATAATAATATTGACAATGCTATCAACGCAGCTTGCAGATTAATTGACCAATATACTGGAAGAAGATTCTTTCAAGATACTACAGCACAAATTAAATATTTTCGCCCTGTAAATGAGTTCTACTTGGAGATTCCAGATCTCTCGACTACAACAGGTTTAGTTGTCGAATTAGATACAACTGATAATGGAACTTACGACACGACTTTAACATTAGATACAGATTTCATTTTGATTCCTGTAAATCCTGAAATAAATTATATTGCTGACGGCAATACTTATTACAAACCTTATACTGAATTAAGAATACTTCCAACCAGATCGTCTGAAAGATTTGATCCATTAATACAAAAGAATGTAAAAATAACTGCTAAATGGGGTTGGTCAGCTATTCCTCAAGCTGTAACTCAAGCTGCATTAATTCAATCATTAAGATTTTTTAAACGCAAAGACGCACCATTTAATGTATTAGGAAATGAACAAACTGGGCAAATAGAAATATTTACTAAATTTGATCCAGACGCTAAACAATTAATTGAAGATTTAGTAGTTCATAGATTATAATGGCCAACACAATATCTGGCGGAAATCAATTCAGAAAAAGAATGGAGCTCAACGCCTTAGCAGGTGTAGCTCTTCGTAATTTCTTTTCAGCTTATGGGCAAACTATTACTGTCGCTGCAAAAAAAGCTGCACCTAGTTGGCGAGGCAATCTTCGTGGCTCTATTACATTCGATATGGTAAAGACAGCAGGTTTTGTTGAGGGAATTGATTTGTATAGTCGAAGCCCTTACGCACTTTATGTTCATGGATATTATGACCAAAAAGTTAAACTAAAAGAACCATGGTCAAGAAGTAAGCCACACTATCCACCTATTAAAGCTCTAAGAGATTGGTCAGATGACCACGGCATAAGCCCTTATGCAGTTCAACAAGCCATAGGGCGTAAAGGAACACCACTTATACCATTTTTTAAAATTGCTATTAGAGATAGTGAGGCAGAAAAAAAAGCACTTCTTGCAGGAGCTGCAATTGCGATTGAAACCAAATGGAAAGTTGGTAGAATGACAGTCAAACAATAAGGATCTGGAATGGCGAACTTAACAAACATAAGAAATGAAATTGGAAATAATCTTTCAAATATTACAAGCCTTAGTGTATATCAATATGTTCCAGATTCGGTTGAACCACCTACAGCTGTTGTAGGCGTAATGGATCGTGTAAGCTATGACGCAACTATGCAAAGGGGTGTAGATAGATATGAAATTCCAGTTTATCTTTATGTAGGTAGAGTGGACGCACAAGATAGCCAAAACACTTTAGACGGATATTTGATTTCAAGCGGGGCAAGTTCTGTAAAAGCTCAAATAGAATCTGACTTAACATTGAATGGACAAGCTCAATCTGTTAGAGTATTATCAGCAAGTAATTATGGCGTGTATAATATAAACAATATTGATTATCTTGGTGTAGAATTCATAGTGGAGGTTTTAGCGTAATGGCTTATGAAGTTTTAACAGGAATAAAAATTAAGAAAAAAGAATTTATTGCAGGTGACACTATTAATAAAAGTGACATTCCTAAAGAGTCATTGGAATGGTTAGTGAAACAAAAGATAATTGTAGAAATTACAAAAGCCTATAAAGAGAAAAAATTGCAAGAGAGTGTTAATGTAAAAGTAGAAGACACTGATACAGAATTTGAGGAAGAATAATGCCTAAGTATGGATCAACTGGTGGTAGTAATAATAGAAGAAGAGGCAGACGCAGGAATGGTGGTAAAAGATAATGGCCTTTGTGCATGGTAAAGATACAAAAATATATTTAAACGAAACAGATTTTTCAAGTTATTTTAATTCAGCTGATTCGACCAGATCCGCTGACATTGCAGAAACAACTACATTTGGAAACTCAAATAAAACATACATAGTTGGTAACAAAGACGGAACTGTTTCACTTACAGGATTTTTTGACGCAACAGCTGACGCAACTATACAACCACTTTTAGGCGGTGCTGATTGTCTTTTATTAATTGGCGTTGAGGGAACTGACGCTACCGATAAAGTTAGATTTCAAAATGGAAACATTACAAATTATGGTGTTAGCTCTCCAGTTGGCGATGTAGTTGCTACTTCTATTGATATTCAAAGTGATAATGGTTTATATGATGGCGATATCTTAGAGAGTGCAACTTATACTTCAACAACAAGTGGAACTGCTAGAGATAACAGCTCTTCAACCGCTGACGGTGGAGCAGGTTTTTTAATAGTATCTGCTGCGTCTGGAACTTCCCCTACAGCTGATATTAAAATAACTCATTCAGCTGATGATGTCACTTATGTAGATTTGGTAACATTTACACAAGCCACTTCGACTACAAGTGAAATAAAATATGTAGCTGAGGGAACTACTGTAAACAGATATCTAAAAGTTGAGGCTACTATTGGCGGAACAACACCAAGTTTTTCTGCTATTGTAGGCTTTGGAAGAAACAAGTAATAGAAGAATAGGAGCAATATATGGCATTTACACATGGTAAGGACAGTGTTTTTAAACTAGACGATTCTGGTGGAACACTTACTGACATATCGTCATACATTAATTCTGTGGATTTCCCAGAAACTGCAGATGTTGCTGAAACAACTGTACTTGGGGACGGCAATAAAACTTATATTGTTGGACTTAAGGACGCAACAATAGCAATAGCAGGACTTTGGGACAGCACAATAGATGGAATTTTGGGAGCTGTCGTTGGACAATCCGCAACTCTATCTTTTGAATACTCACCAGAGGGAACAACAGGCGGCAATATCAAATATACAGGCGAATGTATTTTGACAAGCTACGCTCAAAGTTCACCTGTAGGCGATGTAGTTGCATATTCCGCAGATTTTCAAGTAAGCGGTGCTGTCACAAGAGGCACACACTAATAATTCATAAAGGACGCATATGGACATTTTAAATATAGACAACTTAGGAAAACTTCCTAATGTTGAAACAAAAGAAGTTGTTATAAAAGAATGGAACGCAAAAGTTGTCATTCGTGGTTTAACAAAAAAAATGCAAATCGATTTGGCTCGTATAACTCAAGATGAATCAAAAGACGCTTTTGATTATCAAAAAGCTCTATTGCAAGTGAGCGTTATAGATCCAAAGCTAGATGATGAGGCAATCGAAAAATTATACGATCTGGACGCTCAAATCATCGACAGGCTATTTATTGAAATATCAAACTTAAATGGGATTGGAGATGATGACCAGACTTTAATGTCTGACGAGTTTCAAGAATAATCCAGATCTTGCCTTCCGCTTTAGACTAGCTAGGGACTTATGCATGACAGTAGGTGAATTACAAGCTACTATGTCATTAAAAGAGTTCAACCAATGGGCAACTTTTTACCTTTGGGAACAAGAAGAACGAAATAAAGCAATAGCAATAGCAGACGCTGAAAGCAAAAAAAGGACAAGATAAATGGGAGCAGGTGCAGACTTAATAATTAGGATAGCTACAAAAGGGGCAAATGTAGCTAGAGGTCAGCTTGAGACATTAGGTAAAAGCGGAAAACTTGCAGGAACTAAACTAGCAAATTTTGCAAAAGTTGGTGCAGCTGTCGCAGCAGGTGCAGTTCTTGCTTTAGCAAAAGGCGTTATAGAATCTGTTCAAGCATTTACTGAATTTGAAGACAAGATGACGCAATCTCTTGCAATCATGAAAACTACTACTCTTCAGCAAGAGCAAATGGCTATGGCGGCAAGACAAGTAGCAACTGAAACTACAATTTCTGCTGACCAATCAGCTGAGGCGTTCTTCTTCTTAGCGTCTGCAGGTTTAGACGCAGAACAATCTATTGCAGCTTTGCCCCAAGTTGCTGCCTTTGCCCAAGCAGGTATGTTCGACATGGCTACAGCTACCGACTTAGCAACTGACGCTCAATCAGCTTTAGGTTTAACTTCAAAAGACGCAAGAGAAAACCTCATGGGATTAACAAGAGTTACAGATGTTCTTGTAAAAGCTAACACTTTAGCAAACGCAAGTGTTCAACAATTTGCTGAGGCTTTAACTACTAAAGCAGGTGCAGCTTTAAAGGTTGTTAATAAAGATGTAGAAGAGGGTGTAGCCGTTCTTGCAGCATTCGCTGATAGGGGTGTTAAAGGTGCTGAGGGTGGTGA